AGCGGCTTAGCTGGATAGGGGAACTAATTGTGCCCTTGCTTGAACACCCATCACACCCACCGGGATTGTTGCTTTCAAAGGTACTGCAGAACTGTGGACCGCCTGTGTCGTTGGCTTTGCCTTCTGTATCCGCCCATGAGTAGTTAGGGTGCTTCTCGGATAGCTTATGAATGGCTATATCCCTGTCCTCGCAACGCTGAGCAACTGAAAGCGCACCACGCCATAAATCGTACCCTATAGTGGCTTGGTTTTTGTAGGCGTGAGTAAGCTGAGCGCATTTGCCGCTTTTCATAATTTCAGAAAAGTTAGACATGTAGTTACCCATCAATGCACGGGTAGTTTCATCCATTGGGCGGCGAGGAGCCTTAGTTAAATCTAACTCACCTACATTCAAGTCTTTAGACACCAGCATCTTGAACGCAAAGTATGAGATAGGCTGTACGGGTTTACCCTGAGTCAACCACTCAACATCAATCGGTGGCTCAACCTTAAAGTTAAACGTATCAGGTACACGCAGTACGCTGGCTAAGTCAGTAGTACGAGAATGGTCAACAATAACCCCATGCTTGATAAGCTGGCGTTTCCATAACTCGGCAGTTAGCTTCCATTCATCAGCCTCAATAGCCTCACTTAACACCCAGTATGCGTGGATGCCGTTACCCGAATTAACGAGGTGTGGCTTTGGTAAACCTAGTTCTTTAGAAAATCTTTGTAAATCTACGAGTGCATCTTGTTGTGTAAGGTAGCCTTTCTTCTTTTCAAATTTTTCAGCACCACAATCTAAATCAAGCCAATAGGCTTTTACCCAACCCGCATTACTTGCTTCTCTGCTTTCGTTGTCAACAAACTTAGCGCATCCAAAATAGACATCTCTTTTTTTGTCTAGTAACTTTTGTATAAGTGCTTGTGTTCCTTCAACTGTATCGGCAAAATCTGTAAGTGGCTTGGTCCCTTTTTTGTAACTCGCTATGCAGTAGTAACCTTCATCAGGTAATACCGTAGAGAGAAAAGAACTCCATGAGGTCATTTGTATCCTCTAATTGCGCCGACAATAATCCCGTTGGGCTAGTGGCACCTAGCCCTTCGGTTGGCTTACGCCTTCTTTTTTAAAAACTTATAAATTTTTACTTCATGCACTTTCTTAGGCTGGCTTTGACCAGTAAACCACGCATATATTGCTGTGCGTGATACACCAAAGAAGTTTGCAACTTCAATAACTGATATGTCCAGTTCAATACATCTTTTACCGAGTAATACGCCCGGCGCATATCCGGCTTTATTAACGAGCCGTACAAATTTTGAAGAGTATCCAGTCATTTTTAACGGGGGGCGAACCCCCCACCTTTCTTAAGCCCAGTCGTCTAAAACTGCATTAATGTCTTTAGGCGTTTCAGCTTCGGACTTCTTTGCACGTTTGGTTGGCTCTACCGCTTCAGCTTTAGGGGCTTCTGCAACAGGGGCGGCTTCAACAACGGGGGCAGCTAGTTTAACACCAGCATCAACTTCACCAGCATTTAAACCAATCGCAGATCTTGCCTCAGAAGTTTTACCTTTAGCTTGAGAGTTTGCAAACTCATCAGCTTCCAAATAACGAACCGCTTTAAAAGTAAGTTTTGGTGTGGCGCTTGACGTGTCAAAACGCATCTCTGTAACTACTGAAGTTACTGATACACCATTAGTACCTAAGAGGCGAACGTAGGCTTCAAGTGGCATCTTGCCATCAACTGGTTTACCAAAGATAGACTGCGCTGGTAAGGTCAACTGGAATACATCACCCTTTTGGTCATTCTCAAGCAATACAGCCAAGCGACGACTAAAGCGGCATGCACGACCTCTTCCGCTTGAATGAGAGCCGTCTACGTTCTGTGGGCAATCTTTACATGTAGCCGATTGTGCTGATGTGCTACGTGGGCTTGGAGTAATACCGTTATCTGAAAAACATGCTGGCGCACCCGCTGTTTGACCTTCTTGGAATACACCTTCGTAAAAAGTACGTGAATTGTATTGAGCCGCACCAACCACGATGACGTTCATAGCACGTTCTTCGTTCTTAGCAACTTCTTTACCATCCACAACCATACGGAATACTGAACCCTTAATTGAGATGCGCTTAACAGGAGTACCTGTGCTACCACCACCCGAACCCATCAAGGCTTTTGTTGTTTCATCAATCTGACCACGTAAGTGTGCTGGCAGATTACCGTTTAATAAACTTAACTCGTTAGACATTTACTTCTCCTTTATTTGTATTTGTCAATGTAACAATATCCGACTTCTTAAAACGCAATTTAGTACCTACTTTGAAATGCGGTAGTTTGCCTTCTCTGCATAGCACGTAAATTGTTTGACGAGAGACACGCAGTATCTTTGAAACCTCATCGACTGTCAATGGAATATCTTCCATGTTTACTTCCTCCTTACTGTAACTGTATATTTATTATTCACATTCATACCAACTGGCATTAACTCAGGGTTTTCATCTAAGAACTGCTTCATGTTGTTCGTACTGATACGCCGTTCCAAAAGCTGTGGTACGTTGTGTTCTGTAATGAACTTATACATATGTTCCCAATCTGAGGTTTCATACCTTGTTCTTACTGTTCGATACACATTACCAAATGGAGTACGAACGCTATCCGCCCCAATCGTCTTGCATATCCTAAGTAATTCTGCTTCAACTAAATCCATCTGAGCCGAGATCTTGTTGTCCTCTGCTTCAAATGCAGCTGATAATTCTGCACGTTTGTCCCGCATTTTTACGTAAGCAGCTACGAGACGATCTGCCTGTAATTCCTCACTCATTTACTTCTCCTTTTTAACTGCTGTTTTCTTTGATTGTACACCAACACTTAACAATGTCAACTAAGTAGTTCCCCGTATAGCGCCATAATGTTATGTTGAATATCTTGCTTGTTTTGTAATGCTTCATATAGGCGTTTCTCAACGTTGCTTCCACGCAACCTAATTACAGTGCATGGGTTCTTTTGCCCACTACGGTGTACCCGTGCATTAGCTTGCGCATAAGTTTCATAAGACGTTATTGGACCCCACCATACAATCGTATTAGCTGCATGAAGGGTAACGCCATGACTAGCCGCCTGTGGCTGAATGATAAGCACACGGGGGTTAAGTGTTTCTTGGAACTTCTTAAATATTTCTGTACGTTTGTTTACAGGAACTTCGCCGCTTATAATCTCGGCTGTATAGCCATCTTTAGTAAGGCTTTCATGGATGATATTGATGGCATGTTTGAACGGTACAAACACCAATACTTTATGGCTAGACTCATCAATAACTTCTTTTAGTACCCGCAAGCGATTACTAGCATCAAACTGGATAACCTCTCCCGTATCTGAGTAAACCGCACCCCCCGACAACTGTAGTAACTTGTTTAAGTTAGCCGCCGCATTGAGCGTTGTAATCTCCTCACCAGCCGCACGTACTAACATCTCCTTACGTAGCCTTTCATAATACTTTTCTTGTTGTGCCGTAAGTGGTACATCCCTTGTTTGGTACGTTAACTCAGGTAAATCAAGGCATTGTTCTTTTGTAAATCGTATTGCTGGCTGAAGGATGTTATGTACTATGTCTTCTGAGTTGGGCTTGGGTATCCACTTAAACATAGAAATCTTTTGCATAACCATATCCCTAAAGTGGGAATAGAATTTTGGTACGTTTGACGGATTAACTAACTTAGCAATACCATACGCATCCACAGGGGACTGAGCCGCTGGAGTACCAGTCATCATCCATAACCAAGTATTTGGTTTGATTAGAGAATTAAGAATCTTCCAACGATTAGTTGTAGGGTTTTTGTAGGCGTTAGCTTCGTCAACCACAATCATGTCAAAACCAGCCGCCGCAATTTCATCAGCCACAATTTCAATGCCATCATAGTTAATGATAATAATTTCTGCGTCGCTATCAATAATCTTTTTGCGTTTCTCCCTACTACCGTACGCAATATCAACTGTACGGTGGATAGCAAAGGTAAACAAATCTGCACGCCATGCCGAATCCATAATAGAAAGAGGGCAGATAACTAGGGCACGCTTAATCATACCTAGCTTCATTAGGTAGTCCATAGCCCATATCACGCTGGCAGTCTTGCCTGTGCCTTGCTCGTTAAACACAAACGCACGCCTGTGCATGGTTAAGAAAGCCGATGTTTCTTGTTGGTGGTCAAAGGGTTTGTATTGACCGGGCCAAACGTATTGGCTCTTAATTGGGGATGGTACGTTTTTAATTTTTAAATTTTTTAAAACTTGTGCTTCTTCTAAGCCCCAATGCACAAGAACCTCATGATAGTTCCCATTGGAAGCCATTAGCTTAGACTTAGGGATAATACTAGTAATACGGTCAGGGTCGTTTACCTTAAGCAGTAGTGCTTTGTTTTCAATAATTTCCATTCTTCTCTCCGATGCGAAATAGCCTGAAAGCGGTGTCCGCTTCAAGCATTAATTATTTTGTGTCGGTCTTTCCCGACTGCCAATTAACCCCTGCTGAGGATATTCCCGTGAAGGAGCAGCATGATTAACTGATATGGTTTACTATGATAGGTAATATTCAAACCCCTCGTTGCTTAGGCACTCATATCTTATCCCGCAACGTAATGCAACAAACTACTTTTTCTTACGCTCTTTAGGGCTTGTTTCACCCACTAAATTACGCTTTGAATCTCTATCAAAAGAACGGTTCTTACTGGCGCTTTCAACCCGCACTCCGTCTTTAATTGAACCGCCCTTGTCAGCCGCTTTAACGTGGGCTACATCCTTGCCATCGCCTTTACGTACCTTACCCTCACGCATTAATTTGGCACGTGCTCTATTACGTTCCATGCGGTTTTTAACCTGTTCGGGCGAGTCTTGGTACTTAGTAGCTTGCTCGTATTTTCTATCGGCTTTGTTTTTGTAAGGCATTAGTCGGCTCCATTATGTGGGCATGTAGTTACTGGACACCACTTGCGGCATGTAAAGTTACGCTTTGGGTTCCAAACATTGTTACTTATACTAGATTCTAACTGATTTACAAGCGGTTTAAAATGCTCAAAATAAGCCAGTCTAAAGTTGGCATCGTACGTTTCCTTAATAAACTCTTTAGAAACAACGAATAACAAGCCAGCCTTGATAATTTTAATTTCAGGGTAGTGTGTAAATACCGTTGCGGCTAATAGCTTAAGTTGTTTAGTATCAGCATACTTAGCAGTCTTGCCTGTCTTATAGTCAATGATACGGGCTTCTTGGTTTTCCTTGTCAAGGATAATAAGGTCAGCAATCCCCCTATACCAAACATCTTTATCAAAAAAGCCACAAGGTGCTAACTTACCACCGTCTACAATCTTTACAGCCAACTTGTTTTCACATAGCTTCTCACCGGGAATTTCTTTTAGCTTATCCAACATCTCTTGGATATAGGCATACTTAGCTGGTAGTGGTTTGCCATCCCTAATATGTTCTTCAGCCGCTAGGTGTAGGTCTTTACCGTAATTCATGGCTTCAGACTCAGGCTCTTTAATGTCTTTAACTACCCGTAAGTGGTAGTATTTTTTAGGGCACTGATCGAATAAGGTAATGCTACTGTAAGACCATGCAGTCATTAGAGGCTTTCGTTAGTCAAATGGGTTAACAACCGTACGTCTACAAATGTGTTCATCATATGCTCATGGGCTTCTGCAAAACGGCGTTCATTCATAGCGTTCTCGTAGTGCTTTAAATTATTTCTAGCACGGATTAACAAGTCAGCGTAGTCGTTTACGTTTGCGCCATTAGGTTCTAAATTCATTTTATTCATCGTTTAAAAGGTTTTTTAATTTGTCTGATCTTGAAGGGTGGCGCATCTTACGTAATGCTCTAGCTTCAATTTGACGTATACGATCACGTGACAATCCAAAATGCTTACCTACGTCTTCTAAAGAGTTTTCGTCTTCTTCACCTATTCCAAAACGCATACTTATTATTTTTGCTTCCCTAGGTGTTAATGTATCCAACGTTTCTTTAACTATTTCAACTTCTTCTTTTTCAAATACCTCATCATAAGGTAAGCCAACTAAACTCCTAGCATTAGACTGCAAGGCTTCTTGTAACGCTTCTTTACTAAGCTGTCTTTCTACACTATTTGTTCTTAATGTTAGAGTTAGCTGTTCTTCAGTCCATAAGTCAGTAGGGCAAGCACCCAGTACTTCCATTAATTGTTTTGATACCTTACTAA